AAATTCTATATCATTATCTATTAGTAATGATTTTACCCCTCCCATTCTACCTCCTCTGATTTTAATCCAGACACTTCATAAGCTGAGTCTACATAAACAACCTCCTCTTCTAGTTTATCTACATTAGATGCAGTAGAGTATACTGAGATACCATAATCTTTTAACTCATTAGTTATAGTATCCTCTATAAAGTTTTCTATAGTTGCACCTTCCTGTAAAATCCTATGGTCTCTCTCTGTGTTGCTATCTACTATTAACTCTATTGTTATTGTCTTATTCATTTTACTCTCCTTGTTTTATTAACTTGCAAACTTCATTACTCTCTTTGAATGATAGGTGATTAACTCTTGTCCTATAGTATTTACAAAGCTGTCGTATTCTCCATACTTTAAGAACTCGTCTACTAAAGATGAATCTTTTTCTATCTCTATACCTTTCTCTATAATTGCATTTAGTATACGAATCCAATTAACTATCTTAGTCTTACTTAGAGTACCAGAGTGTAGTCTGAACTCTAGACTACCATGAAAGTATCTAGAGTGTAAGTTAAGACCACAATACCTAGCATCATTATACTTCTCTGTACTAGGTCTACAATTCATAGACTCATAGTACTCTTCTATTAACTCTTCTTCTGTGTCTATATTTCTCAGAGTATCAACATTCATACTAAAATCTTTACACCATCTAGAGCTTTGCCTAGAGGGAGGCATCATATCTTTCAGTAAATGCTGATACTTAGAGTAGACAATACCTATATGAGCAACCTGCCTAGCATTAAGATTCGTAGAGTCAAAGTGTACGTGTAGTCCACAACTAGAGTTTACTACTGCATCGTAACCCTTCGCCCAGTCTACTAGGTCAAAAACTTGGCTATATAGTAGGTCTCCACTTGAAGGAGTACTTACCAACTCTATACCCTCATAGTCTCCCCCTGTACTTATAGAACCATCATACGTAGTCGCCCAATTAGAGGGAGTATGTATACTATCAGTATAAGGGTACATACACTCAGCCTCCAAGCCTACAAGTCTCTTAACATTTAACCTATCAAATGTCTCTGCGTCTCTAGACATACTAGGAGGTATTGCATTCTCTATGTTTTCTACTAGGCAATCAGAAGTGTCTGGTAAATGATATTCACAATAGGGCTCGTCATTATGCCAGTAGGTTGTATCTCTCTCTACTTCTTCTTCACATTCGTAACAACTAGTATATATCTCAAAGTAGCAATCTCCACAATAATAGTCAGAACTATTACTAGAGTAATAAGATTCTTCTTCGTATACTTCGCCTTCACAATGACAACATGTGACATATACCTCATGGTAGCACTCTTCACATAGAGAGTGAGCGTGGTATTCTTCTACTTTTACCTCGCAGTTCTCACACTCTACAAGAACTTCTTCTTCTACTTCTTCACTCGATAGACTCATACTAGACTCCTATGTTAGTAGTAATTATCCCCAGTACAAAAGTGTTAATAACTTTAATCCAATCCATTTTCTTTAGAGCATCGAATATACGAGTCTCTATCTCTACGTCACTCTCTTCTATTTCTATAGAACCTAGCGTAGAAATCTGAGTCTGTAAAAACTCTAGATACTCTTCGTAAGAGTGTTCTTTTAGGAAAGGATTCTTCTTCGCTCTATTATATAAAGTCTCTATAATATATTTCTTAGACTTTAGTTTAATAGGGTCAGGTAATCCTATAAGTATCACCTTCTTCTTAGAAAGGGAAGTCTTCATTACTTATCTCCTTATCATTAGAGGGTAGTGTACTCATGTCTACTTGATACTCACAATCTATACACATGTTCTCTCTGTTAACTATTTCTATCTCATCGCTATCTACCCACTCATAGCATATACCACACATTAACTCGTTACTTTGTTTGAGTAGACTCTTACTTGCTGGACTAGGATTCATGTCGCAGGTCTCAAAGTCTGTAGAGTCTTGCCACCCATAAGCACCATACGTACCATAATACTTTGTAGTATCATACCTGTTCCATTGACTCATAGTATAGAACTCTTGCTGCTCTACACTAGGCTTACTAGAGAACTTGTCTGTATCGTAGGTGAAGATGTAATCCTCTTGTACTTTACTGACAGGTAATCTAAGACCAGCCTGTAGCATAGATGTCTCTAGTATTTCCTTAGTAGATGCCCATAGTAGAACCCTAGCTTTCTTCCAATAAGCTACGTGCATAGGTCTACCAGACTCTCTAGCTAGATGTATCTTCCTATTACTCTCTTTAATCCAAGTGATAGCGAAGTCTCCGTCTATATCCTCGAAAGCGTTCTTCATTTCGTTTCTATTAAGAGATGCGAAGATGACTTGAGAGTCTACCTCTACCTCTTTACCTAGAGACTTTGCTACCTTATTGTAGTTATGTATTATACCATTGTGTGCCCCAACAACATCACCTACGTGAAACGGGTGGGCGTTGCGAGTCTTTACTACTCCATGAGTAGCTAGTCTTACGTGACCTATAGCTATAGTGGTATCTACATTGATACTATCTAGTAACTCTGTCCAGTCTCCTGTACCTACTAACGTAGATGAGTCTAGTAGAGTCTTGTAAGTTCTCCTACTATTAGGTTGTATGATAGATACTCCTGTACTATCAGTACCTCTAATAGAAGATTCATCTGCTAGTTCTGTTAGTACATCTTTTAACATCTCTAACTGCGTTTCTGTCTGGTGTCCACTTGTCTTAGCGAACCCGAATATACCACACATATAGTGTCTCCTTATTTATTATCGTTTATTCTCTCTTCTATGTATTCTGTACTCTCTACTCCACCAATACTATGGATAATATCCATCTCATTACTGGAAGTAGACAATACCTTCTGATACAATTTTGTATTTCTATGTAAATCTTTAGAGGTGTCCATTATTCTATTAAGAAATTTTATCCACCTCTTTATATTCTTAGAGTATATCTCTCCCTCGTGGTATCTGAACTCTATAGTACCTAAGAAGAACCTAGCATGTAGGTTAGTACCTATGTACCTAGCATCATTGTACCTGTTACTACTGAAAGCGTCCCCTGACATACTATAGTAACTTCTTACTAGAGAGGGCAAGTTTTTTATTTGTGCTATCTCTACAGGATTAAGCTCTATAGGTTTAGCATAAGAATTAGTAACTCTACTCTGTGGTAGAGAACTATAGATAGTTTTTTGTATAGAGCTGGTCAGCATCAAGAGACTTTTTAGTTCTCTGAATCCAAAGTCCATAGCATTGATATGTATATGTACTCCACAATCTGTAGAGACATGATTGTCTTCATCTCTATGTACCTGCTCTAGTTCATCTAGAGACTTGTCTACTAGGCTACTTATTAGTGGTCTATCTGTTCTGAACTCTACACCACCACTACCTAGAGAACCATCTGGTACTACCTCAAAATTATCTGGACACCAAGCATTCTCTTGGTAATCTTCTACATCTTCATAGTGTGTAATAACCTCACTCTCTATACCTATATGTCTAGTATAATCTTTGTGCTTAGAGTGCATCTTAGGTAGAGTCCGTGCCCTGTAGGGAGAAAATAACCTAGAGTTTAATCTTAACTCTGCACAATTAGTACAGAGATTGTCTCCATTAATAGAGTGATATGACTCTCCGTAGCCATGCCTATGGAATGCTGAAAGGTATTGCTTTCTATCTACTAAGGTCTCCATACTATGTAACTTCTCTATATCTATAGTCTCTAGAATAGAACACCTATCACATTCTCTGTGTACTTTGTGTGCACATCTACGATGAGATGTCTCTATACCAAGTGATTGTAGAATACCTCTGAGTCTACTATCGTAGTCTTCAGAGTAATTTATATTAGAGACTTTGTCTGTACTTAGACATATGCCACATGGTATCTCTACTTCTCTAAAACAAGGCTTACAGATTTCACCTAATCTAGAAATATTTACGTACTCTGAAACTACTTTAGTACAATAAGTACACTCTATATATTTTTCTGCCTCTAAAGTCTCATGTCTCTTTCTATGATTTAGAAATCTATTTGTCTTAGAGTCAAGGTAGAATCTATTAGGATTAGATACTCTACTATCTAATCTGTCTACAAATAATTTATCTTTCCATATGCCATAGACTGAAGAGTATGAAGCCAAATCAGAACATCTAGAGATATAATCAGTAGACATATAATTAAACATATCTTCTTGGTCTCTCCTAATTAAAGTATCTCTACGCCATGGAGGAGAGAACATAAATCGCTCTATATCTGTACTGCTTTTGTCTCTATAGATAGTAGGTAGACGATTTAATCTCATACCTGAAGTTGGTGCAGAGCAAAACAAAACATCTCTAGCCCTAGCTATTATAACACTATCTCCATAGATAGATTCAAGTATTAGATTAGGTCTCTTCTCTATAGAACTTATAGACTCTCCTAAGGTCTCGTGGTCTACTACGTCTATAACTTTAAAGAGTCTGTATTTTAGAAGAGAGTAACCTAGTCGTAGAAACCAAGTGTTCTCTATCTGTTTTGTTAGAGGTCTTGAACCTCTAATCATATCATCTATAGAAGTATTAGAAAATCTAGCGTCTTTGTTCTCTAGTTCTCTAGCACTACATATATTAGATATGTAGACTTCATTTGAGTAGAACATCTTTCACCTCTCTAATTATATGTAGAATATAATCTTTGTAGAGTACAATAAATCCACTAGACAATATAGTCAGTAGACTTATATGATGCTCTCCACAAGAGCCTAGTAGATGATGTATTATCTCTCTCATATTACCTCTCTATTAGTTATTTTCTCTACGACAAAATACTTGTATATCGTACTCTGGCGTACCATTAACTTACTAAATTCTGTATTAAAAGTCAAGAACTATTTTAAACTATCTTCTACTAGAAACATAGTCTAAGAACTATTATCAGTAGATAAATTGTACCTACGTACAACATAACCTCTCCGAAAATCTCTAGTCTATCTAGTATACCTTCTATTACCTCTACTACTATTTTCTCTATATTATTCATTCTACTACTCCTTATCTATAGAGCCTTGCTAGAGAATCGAACTCCAGTATATACCATACAAGGCTACCGAGCCACACTACGAGCTAACTTTCTCTACCAAGTTTTATCTTCTCTAAGTATTGGTCGTAGAATCTTTGGGTCGTACTTCCTAGCTTTTCTAGTCATATATGGCGTACCTACTACCATCTTTCTACTAAAACTTTTCTCTCTCTGGACTTGCTTCTCTAAAGCTTCTCCTCTCTCTTTACCATCTAATGTAGTGGCTAGAGTTATTTTTTTGTAGGAGACTCCTCTCTCTACATTGTGAACATCTACTCTTTTATTTTCTCTGTAAGAATTTTCTCTAATCATTTCTATTAGAGTCCAATTCTGTAGAATAGTTTTACTCTCTATCTTAGCTTTACTCTCTCCATTTTCTTTTATCTCTAAGATATACTTTCTACTAGCTATATCTCTACTAATGAATATCTCTACATTACTTTCTACTTTGTATCTATACTCATCAAATGGAGTAGGAGACTGCATATCTACTATTATTTCTCTACTCATTATGACCTCTACTATTTATCTATCTATTAAATTGGTGTCTACTATTTATCTTAATAGAAACCAAGTCACTAGATAAACCTTGGTCTATGGAGAGAGCCTCTCTGATATTGACTCTCTCCGAGTTTGTTATATCTACTTCTTACAATTAAGAGAAACCTCACTTATAGAATCTCCTAATTCCGATAGAGAATTATTCCATTCTATTAGATTTCCGTTAGAATGTACAACTTGTACAAAAGTATTCCAAGCATTTTGAACTTCTGTAGGTGCGAAATCTAATTTTCCAGTTCTAGGCATAGAAACTTTTCCTAGTTTTACGGCCTCGTCTAACTGATGTTGCTCTATGATACCAGCTTCTACTAAAGCTTTCATAGATGTGTAACTTGTCTTATGTTTACTCATAGTGAACTCCTTGATTAATTAAATAATTCATATAAAGAAAGTAACACTAAATTGGCCAAAAAAGCAAATTATATTTACATTTATATTATATTAATTTACTATATCTTTTGTTTTGTTATTGAGACTCATTATCATTATGTTAATAAGTGGGTTGAATAATAAATGCTATTGAGATTCAGTATCATTAAGAGATAAGATGTGCTATTGAGATTGATTCGCAGTAAGTAGATTCTTCCTATTGAGACTGGTTCTTATTAAGAGATTGATTAGCTATTGATATTGAGACTCGTTCTCAGTTGTTCGCAGGCGTTCGAGGTCGCTACCTAGAAATTAACACTGCTAGAGTTTAGATGCAACATTTATTTTTAATGAGATTGAGTCTCATTTTCAACGTAAAAACCAAATTCCAAACAGGATTCGGGGGGGCGTGCATATATAAAACAAGACTCACACACAATTTTTGTATATTTTTTTAGAACATAGGTGGGTATTATGCTTCGTATTGGCTATTTTCGTCTATATTGTAGCCAGAGTCCATTATTTCTAGAGTATCTGCATTTTGTAGTCTGTTCACTATTTCAGCTAAAGTATGCAATATCTTACCTGTGGGGTCAATAACGTCATATACATCTATTCCGTGGGCTAATTCAATAGATTTGTTTATGTTATCGTAGATAGAATCTTCTGCATATTCATTGTCTAGTGCTCTTTGTAGCTTAGTTTTCATTTTCTCAACCTTTTCGTTACTATAAGTTACTAAGGTATCAGCAATCAATGCAAGTGATTTAAAAAATATTTCGTAATAATTTTCAGTATCTTTATATAGTACTTACATCTTACATACTAGAATAGTTCTATTTGGCTTTATTTTACTGTTTAATGGACAGATTATCAGATTAGTGGGTATTCGTATCACTTAACAATAATTGTAGCAGTTTTGGAGGCATTTGATTAGTTTTGCTATTTAGTCTATAATACAGGTAACTAAGGATTTCATCCTCTGCTTCTGCTCCTCTGACTCCAGCAACGTGGGTAATCTTATCTATCTTGTATTCCTTTACTGTTACTTTTGTCTGTTCTTCCCAGATTACTTCTTCGAACATCGTTTCTAGGTTCTGGGTTGTTATCGGGCTTAGGATTAAAAATCCTATCATAATTGTCTTTATACTTTTTAACATCTGTTATCCTGCTCTTGTCACCTTTACCGTTCATAGTGTTTTTCTTTCTTTATATATACGTTAGTATATATTTTCTTTCTTTTATGTAGTAGAATAGTTAGTTCCTTGGCTTAGTTCGCCATACAATTTAAGAAGAAAACTTAAACAATACAAGCAATTTCATAAAATAATATAAAATAAATATAATACTTGCATATATATAGATGTTATTTATATATTTATAGAGAGATTATGAATAGAATAAAAACAATAGCTCAACTTAACTGTGCCAACTGGAATACCGGAAAGTGTATAGGGTGTGTCTTCTCTAACAAGAAGAACTCTCTAGGTTATTTTATAGACTCTAAGCTTAGTGGGAAAGACTGTAGAGTAGAAGAGGGTTGTGATTATTTCGAATCCATAGTAGTACCGGGAATAGCTGATGATAAAGTAAGAAGGTCAGCACAGAAAATGAGAGGTTTGTAATGAAAGCGTTTGCAGCATTAGGAATAATGTTCTTAAATATATATTTTGTACTAGAAGCATTGGTATTGATTATACTAATTAAGTTAGTAATGGGATTTTATAAATGAAAAGAGCTATAGTAACACCAGATAAACACTTCCCCTTTGAGGATAAAGCAGCTATAAAGGTTCTTTGTAAGGCTATTGAGTTAGTAAAGCCTGATATATACATTGACCTAGGAGATACTGGTGAGTGGGAGTCTGTATCACATTGGCAATGGAAGAAGAAGAAGAGACCTCCATTAGAGTACCAGCTTCCATTTGTAGTAAAAGAGATAGAAGATGTTAATAAAGGTATGGATATAATTGATAAGTCTTTGGATAAGGCAGGAACAAAGGAAAGACATTTCTGTGAAGGCAACCATGATGACTGGCTTAACATGTTTGCACATGAAAATCCATATCTTAAAGATAGGATGTTAGTTAAACATGCACTTAAACTTAAAGAACGTGGCTACAAGTATCACAAAATTGGTAAGATGCTTAAAATCGGTAAAATCAATTTCTACCATGGACATCATTTTGCAGGCGTACATCACACTCGTAATCATCTCATACGTCTTGGGGGTAATGTTATGTATGGACATCATCACGACATCCAGCAATCTTCAGTAACACACATGGATGGAGTTAAGTCTGCTTGGTCTATTGGTTGCTTAAAGGATATGAGAGCAGAGGCTAATGCTTGGTTAGGTAATAGGGAACACAACTGGCAACATGCTTTTGCTATTGTAGACTTTCACCCTAATAGAAACTTTAATGTTACCGTTCATCAGATTGTAAATGGAGTTAGCACAGTAGATGGTAAGGTATTAAGAGCTAAGTGAAGACCAGAAAGATTAAAAGTATAGAACACCCTCTATTTCAAGATGAAGAAGAGTTTAAGCATTATATGCCAAATAAACCTCTGATTACTGATTGGAGGAATGGTTTAGAGGGTGATTGGGTTCTATGTGATGATGGTCAGGTATGTATGATACTTAAAAGAGGTGGATTAAAAGCTTCTGGTAGAGAAAAGATTTATAACTATTACATTAGAACTGTAATAGGTTCTTATGTTTGTAAGCCTTCTACTAAGATGAAGGGAGAAATGAAGAACAATATCTATACATTTGGTAAAGATAAATCAAAGTATGATATAAATAAAGAAAGAGTTAAGCCTACGTCTAAAGAGTTTTTATTTGCTAAGTACGTGGCTAAGGGTGATGATATAACAGATGCTTTCTTAACTGCTTACCCTACAGAAAATAGGAGTTATGCAGAAAGAGAAGCTAAAATACTAATGAGTACGAAGAGGGTACAAGGTTTGATTAAAGAAGAAATAGAAAAGGTAATGAATGAGGCTGAGATAACGCCTCTTTACATATTAGAAAAGATGAAAGACATCATTGAGTCTGATGCTTCTAGAGATAGTGATAAGGTTTCATTGCTTAAAGAGCTGGTAGCTATAGCAGGCATGAGAGATACAGAGAAGAAGTCAGAGTCTGTTACATTATTTCAAGGATTTTCTCCAGAGCAGTTGGATGCAATAGGTGGAAACAACGTAAAACAAATAGCGAAAGCTGAAAGGACGGAAGATAAATGAACCTATATGAGGTATGCATACAGGTATTAGAAGATGCAAACGAAAACGAAAACAAGTTAGATGATAGTTTATCTAGAGAGTACATAGCTAATGAGATATATGAGCTATTCTATGAGTATCAAGTGTATAGTGATAAGTTTGATACTGGATACATAGAAGACGTTAAAGACTTTTGGAACTATAAAAATAGATTTGATGAAGACAGATAAGCTAGCAGTATACGGAACTCTACGTAACGGTAAGAGAGAGACATGGAAGGTAGATGGATTTAACTTATACTTTCCCGGTCATAGGAACTATCCTGTTGCAATGCCTAATCAAGATGCTAGTGACTTGGTTGTAGAGGTTGTAGATGTAGATGAGCAAGATATAGATAACTATGATGTATATGAAGGAGTTAGCTCTGGATTATATGAAAGAAGACTAGTTGAAGCTTATAAGGATGATAAGAAGGTAAAAGCTTGGATGTATACTATAGGAACATTGTTACTTCAAAGTACTGGAGTATTCCAAGAAGTTCCGGGTAAAGACTGGTATTCAGATAAATGTCAGAAGCTAATACATTTAACATAAACAAACACAACGTTTCTGAAAAGGAACGAGTGTTAGAGTTGGCTAGAAAGGATGTAGTCTCCTTTGGTCAGCTATTTCTACCTGAAGACTATATGAAGTCTACCCCTGCCCCATACCATTACGAATTAAGTGAACTCCTCCTACACCCAGACAAGAAAAGAAATTGTATTATATTGCCTAGGGGTCATAGTAAGTCTACCTTAGCTAAAACGGCATTACTATACCACCTATACTTTAACCCTGAAGGAAAGAAAGAGTTTATAGCTTGGGTAGCAGAAGAACAGTCACAGGCAATAGACCATATAAAATATATGCAGAACCATATAGAAATGAACCCTGCATTAAATTATTACTTTGGAGACTTACGTGGTAGTAAATGGACAGAGAAAGAGTTTACTACTAGCAAGGGAGATAGGGTTATAGCTAAAGGAACATCTCAAAGATTACGTGGTAGGTCTCAATTAGGTCTTAGATATACTAAGATTGTACTTGATGACTTTGAGTCTGAGTTAAATACAAAGACTCCAGATAGAAGAAGGGAAATTAAAGAGTGGGTTATGTCTACAGTTGAGCCAGCTCTAGAGAACTCGGCAGGTAACGAGGGTTCTATATGGTTAATTGGTACTATAGTTCACTACGATTCTTTTCTACAGAGTATATATGATGGCTACACAGAAGCAAATAGAGATAAAAGAAAGTATGCATGGGATGTAATGTACCATAAGGCTATAGACGCTGATGGTAATGTATTATGGAGTTCATACTTTTCTAAACAAAAACTAGCTGATATACGTAGAAGGTTTGAAGATGTAGGGTTATCTCATAAATTTGCACAAGAATATTTAAATGAAGCAAGAGATTTAGAAAACGCTAAGTTCAAAACAGATAGACTGGAGTATTACGACCATGAATTTGAAAGTAAAAACAATTATGCTTACTTGGTTAATAGCAAAGAAGCTATACCTGTTAATATTTATATTGGTGTTGACTTAGCATACGAGTCTACTGCATCAAGCGATTATCAAATGATAATGGTTATAGGTATAGATAGTGATAGAAATATATACGTTGTTGACTATATGCGTGAACATATACCTCTATATGATATGCCTGAAGAAATATTTAAGTACGCTAAAGAATACTCTCCTGTAAAAAGAGTTAATGTAGAACATGTAGGTGCTCAAGGTATAATTAAAGATGCTGTTAATAGAATGACAGGTCAAGATAGAAAGGTTGCACCCGGTGTAGCTCTAGGAGTTAGACCTCCAACTGGTATTAAAAAAGAAGATAGGCTTGAGTCGTTGCTTGCTCCTATAGTAAATAGACGTAAGATGTTTATAAAAAGAAAACATACAGCTTTAGTAGATGAGATGTTTCAGTTTCCCAAAGGAAAGAACGATGATGTCTTGGATGGCTTATGGTATGCTGTAAATAAGTCCAGACCTCCTATTAGTAAAAAGTTTGAAGCCTCAGAGTTTAAGCAAGATAAGACTAAATCTCATAAGGTTGAAACAGTTAAAAGAACTATCTCTTGGATTACTGGTCAAAAAATTTAAATAAAACTTGCATAAGTTAATAATTTTCCTTAAATTTATAAGATTAAAGAAAAGGTATAGCTATTTCTAGTATAAGAGAGTTAGAGAGTAACGAGGTAAAACATTCCGAAGTTAACAGACAGCTTTGGAGACAATGGAAAGATGCTAGAGCAGATTGGGACGTAGAAGCCCGTGACGCAGTAGACTTCTTTTTAGGTAACCATTATTCACAAGAAGAGTCAGATGCTTTAAGAGCAGTAGGTCAAGGCGACTTTGTTATTGACAGAGTGTATGCTGCTATAGAAAAGCTTAAGTCTTTACTTACATCTCGTTCCCCTAAGTATAGTGCAGTTGGTAGAGAAGATTCAGATAGTAGAATGTCTAATGTTTGGAGAACTTTACTAGAGTACGTATGGGACATCTCTGATGGTGATACTCAATTTAAACAAGCTGTACATGATTACGCTACTGCAGGCATGGGGTACTTTTATTCTTATATAGACCCAGAAGCAGACTACGGAAGAGGTGAAGTTAAGATTACTTACATAGACCCTTTCCGTGTTTACGTAGACCCTGCATCTAGAAACAGATACGCTGACGATGCTTCGGGTATTATTTTATCTACCATACTTACTGAAGACCAGATACTTAATATGTATCCGCAGGTAGAGTCCATCATAGATAACCTAGAGTCTTATTATGATGAAGAGGATTATCCATCTTCTGGTAAAAGAAATAGCTCTAAGTCCTTTACTCCAGACTCTACTTATGAATCTGAATATAATAGAGTTAATAAGTATAGGATACTGGAAAGATTTACAAAGGTTAAAGTACCATTCTATCGTGTATTTAATAAACAGGATGGAGCTGAGTCTATATTAGATATAGATAAGTACGAAAGATTTTTACAGAACGAACAAGCACAACTACTAATGAAGGCTGGCATGATAGAAATAGTAGAAGTAGTGCAAACAAGAATTAAAGTCACAGCAACTGCTGGTGACGTTTTACTATACGAACAAGTATTAAATACAGATATATACCCTATTGTTCCAGTTCCTAATATATGGACTGGTACACCATATCCAAAGTCTGACATATCTAAAGTTAAAGATTCACAAAGACTTTTAAACAAGCTTTTCTCTCTCACCCTCTCGCACGCTCAAGCTTCTGCTGGACTAAAGTTACTAGTCCCGGAAGGGAGCGTAGATGATTTGGGGCAGTTGGAACAGGACTGGGCAAAACCCAACGCAGTAATACCTTATAATCCTGAATTCGGTGCACCGCACTTTCCTGCCCCACAATCATTATCTAATGAGTTCTATAACTTAATAAGTAGAATAGAACATTATATAGATTTAAGTATGGGAATCCCAGAGTTAATGCAGGGATTTAGAGAGGGTGCTCCTGAGACAGTAAGAGGAACTGCAATGCTTGCCGAAATGGGTGAGACTCGTGGTAAATCTAAGCTTAGGGATATAGAAGGAAGTTTGACTAGGTTAGGTCGTAATGTTTACAATCTAGCTAAGAGTCACTATACTTACGCAAAGACGTTTAGAATCATACAACCAAATAATGATATTACTGAGTATACAGTTAATATGTATGATGATAAAAGTCAGGAACTTAATGCCATACAAAACGACATCACGATAGGGCATTATGATGTGAGAATCATATCCGGTTCAACTTTGCCATCAAACAGGGTAGCAGAATACAATATGTACCTTGAGG